CTTGCAGTTGGTTGCGTAGGTTGGAATAAATGGCTAACAACTGTGGCCCGATAGCTTGTGCTAATTCGGGGTTATCAAAGTTGAGAATTTCCGGTTTATCAATCTCCTTATTTACAATTCCATACCTGTCTATCGGCGTGGGACGTTCTCCTTCGTTTGCATAAAACTCTAGCGGTGTTTCCGCAAAGATTAGTGTCAACTTGGTAAAGAAATCCGATAAGTCTTTTTTAATACTGTCCACTTGCACAAGTTCGGTATGGTCCAATGTATAAATGGGCTCCGAGCTTTGCACACGTGGACGGAAAAAGAAAATACCATTACGGTTAACCCCAAACTCATAACCGCTAATAAGGGCGAAGTTTTGTAGTGCTTCTAGGATCGTAACGCCTGTCAGATTTACGAGCTGTAAGAGTAACGTGTTGTTTAAGAAATACGCACTTTGAAAGGTTATGCTAAACCCTGCGGCAGGGGCAGAGCCGACTTCTAATACATACCGCAAATATCGTTCAGTCCGTCCGATTTGTGCTCCGCTTTCATAAACAGTTCCGCCACCAAAGGCCGCACCATCGTCTGAAAAATAGACCTTTAATCTGCTATTGCCACTTCCTTCCGTTTGGATGTTAACTGCACCCCAAACTGCCGATGGGCTGTCGGTTTTATCAATAGTCCCTGTCAAAATCCCAGGGTTGTACATGTCCGGTCCGATTGCGTTGCCGTTGCTATCTAACATACGCCAAACCTGATTGAGGTTACTCCATCTTTGACGGACACTACTAAACAGGTAATCGTGCGTAGGTGCAATGTTTAAGTTGATAACCGCCGCTTGACCACCGTTTATGAAGAATGTCCATTGCGAGCCAATTTTGCGTATTTTGACATGGAAAGACACGTTACTTGGGTAGGAATAGGTCGTACCCCATAAGTCGTAGGCCCATCTTCCACCTGCGATATAATCAATGTAAAACCCGACTGTACCGCCGTTGTTGGATCTGCCTAGATAGATACGCACTCCGTTTGAGAAAGACGAACCGTTCCAACCGTTGCCAATGAAGTAAAAAGCATGTGTACCACCCGATGCTGTGCCATAATCTATGCCATCTACATATAGGTCAAACTCCGTTTCAAAGTTTGTAGGAAAAAGGTTAGCACGTGCAATGCGGCTCTCGTTTTGAGAGATAGAATTGTGCCATACGCCATCACGCGTGTTAAACCAGTTAAACTTATAGGTATCTCCGTCTTTGTAATAACCGATTCCCATGAGCACTTGGATATCTGCAATATAGTTTCGGACAGCGGTACGCCATACCACATTGCGTATTTGGGCAGTCTCGTTTTCATATCCGGCAATAGCGGCCAGTCCCGTTATTACTTGCTCAATGGTTAGCCCTGTGTACCATTTGTAATAATCCGCACTTACCACATTGAGGTTAAGAGCATTATTTGTGATAGTGACATAGGCAGGTTGTCCGAGCACGTTTAGGTTGCTTACTGCGTAGTCCGCACCCTCAAAAACCTTCGTGCCGTTTACATATACGGTCCATATGCCACCAACTCCCGTTCCGCTTGTCCGATAGACCGCGTGGTTGTCCGAGTCCCTGTGACTATAGGTCAAAGTTTCGCTTGTTATGTTGATAGCGAAATCTTTAGCTTCCATATCCTTTAAGAGTTCTAGCGGACTCACGAGTTTAATATCTACCTGATGCAGTTCCGGTTTGTACGTCGGTAAATCTTTAATTGCACCTGTAAAAAGTGCCGTCCGGTTGCTTTGGCTAATGCCATAATAAAGCACCATGCGAGAGCCGTAGAGTTGGTATCCTTCCGGAAAGTAGCTGTGCGGAGTGCCTTCCACAAAACGGTTGTTCTTGTCCGATAAAGTGAGCGTGATATTGTTGGCATTGTACTGCGCCACTTCGTTCACATCCAACGTCATCGATAACGTGTTGGGTTTGATAACCATCAGCGTGACATCAATGGGCGTATCTTCCACCACATATTTGTTTGTCTGTTCGTCCCATTTGCTACGATAAAGCAAGACGAACGGTTTAAGTGGTCTCAAATCGTTTCCCTGTTGCAGTTTTAATAATTCGCTCGGCAAATTTATCATAGTTCCTGTGCCTCTAGTTCCAAAGCATATAACTCCGTTTTGCGGTTGACTTCGTACTCAACCTTCGGTTCCAAATAACACTCATACACCGCTGTAAAATCAAAATCTTTGTATGGGATAATCGTCAGTTCGTTGGTTTCCTTGATTTCTTTGGTTAACGTCTCGAATTGTTCCTTTGGTAGGTTAGAAATCTTAATTTTACTCTGCCATTTGGCATAATCTCCGTAGTACACAATATCGCCTGATAAAGTGCGGTAACTGCCGGAGTTGGCATCCACCTTAAAGGAGCTGTCCGTTTCCGCACACAGGTCGCATAAATATTTATAAAGCCCTAATCTGCCAATGGTAACTACGCTCGGGTTTTGTTCGGCAGGGATAGTAAGCCGAATAGAGCATGCAGAAACAGGCATAGGGTCTTTTATGAGGATAGTAGTATCGGTATTGCCGGATAGTGTGAACCATGGGTAATACTGCCCTTCTTTCTCATACTCTAGTGTTGCGTTGACGATATTAGTATCTTCAATCAAGAGAGTATCGATACTACGGTTGATATAATTGCCGTATTTGTCCGTAAGATAAAAGTTCAGTACCCGAGGTAAGCTCGATAACTCCAAATTCTTAAAAGACACCTCGTTTACTTGCTCATCTAGGGCATACTTGGCATAATTCTGCGATAAAAAGATGTAAGGTTCCCGAATCATATGGAATATCCTCCCTGTTTGTTGCCCGTTTTAACGGCAATATTGGCATACTGTAGGGCCTCCGTCATGCCATTACGGGTAGCTTCCGTCAGTTCCGCCAAAAATGCAGGTAATCCGCCCGTAGCGTTTACATTTAGGTTTATGGTCACGTTAGTATCCGCACCCTGTGTAGTATTGCCGATAGCGTCACCAATTTTGGATAGTGTTTTGGTATCGTTGAGCGGTAATACTGCCTCATCCGAACCGCCCTCACCGATAATGGCCGGAACACCACCTGTGGTTGCTTTTACAAGTCCACCCTCGGCCATCTTTATACCACCGATTTCCGCTATCCTTTCTGCACCATAAGCGGTAATAGCGGCGGCGGCAGCTATACCTAACGCAGGACCGATGTAAGGGATATGTGCCATGGCTTGATAGGCGGCGATAGCACCCTGTGCAGTATCAATGGTAGCTTGTGCAATACCTGCCGCTTTACCGACTGCTACTAACTCTTTACTTTTGGAGTTTTGTAGTTGGGCCATAGCATTTAAACCCTTTTGAAAATCCTGTACTTTTTGGCTTTGCAGAAACTTCTCAACCTCGTACACAGCTCTATTGCTTTCTTGGATGCGTTGATCCAAGGCGAGGCGATTTGTTAAATACTCTTCGTCTAAAATTTGTTTCTCAACATTAAATTCCTCTAACTGTGTGAGTGCGTTTTCATATGCTTCTTGCCCTGCTTCCGTTTGGCGGTCTTGAGCGTTGCGAGCATCTTCCAATTGTTTCTCTAACGCTTGACGTTTAATCTCCGTTAACTGTTCCTGCAACACACGCTCTTGTTCCAACTGGTCGTCGGCAGATGCTAACCCTTGTAAGTCCATCGTACTGATGTTAGCTTGGAACTTTGTGGTCCGTTCTTTCGATGACTGCAGAGCATTTTGACGGTATGTTTCTGCTTGTTTGCGAACTTCATCCGTTATCTGCTTTTCGGTTTTAAGAGTGGATTCCGCACTTATCTTTTGTTGGTATGCTTGCTTTACTTTTTCTTGTTGAGTTTCCAACTGTATGCGGTCCTGTTTCGCTTTCTTGGCATCCAAATACCACTGTTCCTCAATGGCTTTGTTCTCGGCCTTAAGCTCATCTATCCTTGCTTGTCGTTTTGCGTTGGCCTCATCGATATATTTTTTGTTTACGTCACCGGATATCTTCCCATACTCCGCATACAGCATGATGGCTCGCTCGTTTTCTTTGTTGATTTGCTTTTGGAGTTTGGCTATCTCATCCATGTTTTTTTGATACCGCTTTTGGCTTTCCGGTTGATTGAACAGGGTGCTCAAGCCATCTACAAAATCTCGTGCATATTCAACGAGTTTTAACATGAGCGGAGCCAATTCTCTGCCAAGCAGTTCCTTAAAATCGCCCCATTCTTGCTTTAATGCCTCGGTTTTGGTTATAGTGTCGTTCATAGAAGCTTGGGCCGCCGCACCGAACTTTTCATTTATCTGCCGCAGAACTTCGTTGAACTTATCGCCCTTTTTCGCACCATCGTCGAGAACTATTCCATATCTGCTCAGAGATGCCGTAGAACCTGCCGCCGCCTTAGCGATCTGCAGGAGCGCACTCTCGAAATCCATATTCACGCCCTGCGATAAAGCATATGCGGATTTAATGGCCTTTTCTGCCTCTTTACCTACAATTCCGTAGTTGGCCATAAGCCGCTGTGCATTTAAGAACGCTTCATCGGCTATTCCGGTAGCAGACTGCATTTCTGACGCAAAACGCTGAGCTTGTTTAATGGCTTCCTGCGAGGTTATACCGACCGCTTTCAAACTGGCAGACAGAGTATTTACCGCACGTGCATTTTGGGCATACGCATTAACCGATGATTTGGCAAACTCCCACGCATTTTTAAGCAAAGCAAGACCTGCCTTAATACCTCCGGCAATAGCCGCCCATTTAAGGACGAACTTATCTGCCATAGAGGTATTGGCCTCTCCGGTTTTAGCGGTTGCGTCTTGCACTTCCCCGAGTTCTTTCTTGGCTTGTACGATGCCTTTGTTATCAAACTCGGAGCCGATTTTTAATGTTGCTTTATCGTCTGCCATGCGCTTTCCTTTTAATCTTGAACCCTAGGTGTTTTAGGGTGTCTAAACTTTCCTTGCCTGTGAGTACAGTTGTGCTCCCTTTCTGCTTGTTTCGTTCGGTTTCTTTGGCCCGAACATATTCCAAGATATAGGCGTTTATCTGCGTGAGCGTTAAGTCCTCTATCTTCTTTCCGAAGTTTTCGAGTATTATCTTGGCGATGGCCCCAAAACCTGCGTTAGTTTTGGCATGGATGCCACCGCCTTCGTAAAATTTGCGAGTATACGCTCCACATCATTTACGCAATAGACCGCCAGGATTAAATCGGCGAATTCTGCCAATGTAATCTTTTCTGCGTCTATTTGCCCGTCCGGTACACAAAAGCGCAACACAACGGGCAATTTGGCGAGAAGTACGCGGTTAAAAAGCGTGATGTCCGTACCCACGAGCCGCAGGAGTTCTTGTATGTTGCCTAGTGCCGCAAATAACTCCAACGCTTCTGCCAATTTAAATGCTCTGATAGTTACTTGTTTGCCCTGTATAGTTAGAGTTGCCTCTTTGCGTTTAAGGGCATCGGTAATATCCAAGTTCCTCTTGGATTTCGTAAACAAAAAACCCATACTATTGCGGATCCTCATCCGTTACGCTCATAAACTCCACATTACTTCCGTTCGTGGGGCAATTTACTACAGCCGCTTCCAACGTAATGGTTTGTTGGTCCGTTCTGCTCATGTTCAACTCACCGTTAGGGATAAATGCCACCTTGGGGAAGTGAAAAGTGCGTACTTGTTGCTTACCACTTCCATTCACTACACCTTTGGTTTTAATCCAAATCTGATGGTATTCTTCCGGCACGAGCGTTACTTTGTTGTCATTATCAATCGTCAGTCCCAATACTCTCGCTAGGTTGTCTTTGGTAATCTCGGCTAACGGGATAGATAATGTGTACCCTGCCGAGGTTGCGATTTTGCGAATGGGCAATAAGGACTGGTCAACCACGACATCCGTCTTTTCCACAGCGGCGGTCAAAGTAACTCCACCGTTGGTTGCGCCTAACGAAGTGGCGGTTTGTTCGGTTGCGGATAAGTCGCCTACTAAAACGTCGGTAACTCCGCTAATAATTGTGTTTTTGCATTCTACGGTCATACATTCTCCTTTGTGAATTTAAAATCAAAAGCGACTATGCTATTAATGGCTTGCTCATTTTCTAATGGGAAGTTATTGCTCACTTGTGCATTTACTGCATGGCACTCGGTAATAATAATCCCCGAGAATAAAGCCGCCGAATTGAAATAGTCGTCGTACTTATTAAAAATCTCATATAACCTGTTCTGAATCGCTAACGATTGTGACAGGGTTTTTGCATAAATCTCAAATGAGATGGTTTGTTGGTACGCCCACCGTTCCGTAATCGGATTCGTAGGCGCACTCGCATAGTAAATCACGCAAGGTATAGATTTCACTTGGGCCACGTTAGGATAAATGCGACTATCTTTGGACGTACCACCCAAGATTTCTCTCAATGCGTTATCAGATTTGACTGTGCTGTAAACAATTTCTTCAATCATGTTTATTCCCTAGTTTTGGCCTATGTATCTCGTTAAATTTATCTCGTAATTGGCCCACGTTATAAATGGCATCTATGTACCACAAGAACGGTCTTATCCCATGTCCTTCGCCTTCCAAAAACGGTGCGTACTCTACAGTATTTGCCATAGCACCGCTACCAACTTCGCTTGATACTTTGTTTCCGGCAAGCATAACCTTAAACCCTATAGAGTTACGCAAGCGCATAGAGTGTGCGTATGGCATCATCCCTTTGGGACTGGCCTGATAATCGGGATCATCCTTGTTGCGCCCAGCACGATGCGAAAGTCCTTCTTTGAGTCGCTTGCTTGCATCTGCGGCAATAGCGGAGTGTGCCCTTACCAAAGAGGAAAACACGTTCTGCGTTTCTGCATCCAATCTGCTCATGAGCTTGTCAAAGTTTTTAGTAGTTATGCTAATCATCTAAATCCACCCGTTCCAAGTCCAGTCGGAGGTATCTTTTCCGGCCACCTAAATCGTGAACTTCGCTCACCTCATAAGTCACCCCACGCACCTCCACTATGTGGGTGTGTTTGCGGATGTCAAAAGAAAGTGGCAATAAAAACACCTTGTCGCTATTATTTCCAACCACTAATCGGCTCTCTCGGGCCACATTACCACCGCCATGTTGGAAGGCGCACTTCACATCGGTCGCTACCGCCACTAACTGCTCGGTCTGCTCACCATTTGCCTCATTCTGTCCCAATACTCTCTCGTATATGGTGCAGGTATCGTTTAGTAGGGATAAAAAGCTCATACTAACCTCACACTATCCAAGATACTGGCGATTTCTTGGGGAATTCCGCGCACGAAGTTGCCTTTTGCGTAGGAGTATTCGCCCAAATGTTCGCTTTGAAAGCCCGTTATGCCCTCACTAGCCACGAAAAACCAGTATAAGAGCTTCTCTGCGGCGAATTGTAGTATGGCAGGAGTATCGGCAAAATCATCATAGAGTCCGGCGTTATACGAGATTTCTAGCGCAGAAATCTGAGGTTTAATGCCCTCTGTTCTGCCCAGTTCTACCCCATATGTGCCACATTTGACCGAACCGCTGTACACCTGCCCGTCACCATAGCGGATTTCCTCAACCGAGTTCACAGGCAAACACGCAGGGCGGATCACCTTTTGCAGACCGTAAGGCAGAGTAATGCGCTCGTTAGCGATATCCTTTTTGAATAGTGTTAGGCCAGTATACGCTTCTATCATATGCTCGATAGCACGTGACTGCACCGCCGCTTGTTCATCGGTCTTCGCTCCGGTCATCTCTTTTACTTTGCCTAGTGGTATCAAATAGAGTTGTACTGCCATAGTTGTCCGCCCTTAAATGTTTATTTTTTGCCCTGCTTGGTTTTTTCTTGCGTATTATCCGTTGCAGGTTTTTTTACTTCTTCCACGCATTCTTTGATGAACTCCGCAAACTGCTTCGCATGAGCACCGTTGAATGCTACGAATTGTCCTTTGCGGTAAGAGCCGAAAGGTTTTACGATTTCATATTTCTTTAATTCAAAATCAGCCATTGTTTATTCTCCTTGTGGGGCGGCTTTTTACACCGCCCCTACAGACACAGACCTATTAGTGTTAGGCACTAATAGTGCATTTAGCCCATACAGAACCCGTCACAGAGATTTCCGCACGAGATTCGAACAGGAACGCTTCTTTGTTTTGTTGGAACAAGTTATGCGTATCATTACCGTCCACAATAGTGGCTTGGTCACTAAAGCGCACTTCAAACTCTTTTTTAGGAGAGAAGATTACAGAGCCGAGATCGCCGAATACGCATCTGCCCGTTCCACCGATGATGGAAGAATCCAACGGTACGACTTCAGAGCCGTCAATTTTCATCTTGCCATCTTCATAATAGAGCCAAGAGTAAGCACTCGATTTGGCAAGTTTGGCTACCGTTCCATAGACAGAGGTTTCCAAGTAGAACTTACCAGTTGCGCGGTATTGGTACGGCACGGCCAGTTTGAGCTCTAACAAATCCCCAATGCCGGAGACAGTCGGAGTCAAAATGCCGGAAGCGTTGAAAATACCTGCGTGTCCAGTGATACCTTGGAACAGCCAAGAGTTATAGAAATTGACAAAAGACGGAGCGACAATTTCCGGAAGCAATTTTTCCAAATCAATCGCATTGTCTTCTGCTAACTCTTGCGTCAAAAGTACGATAGCGGCGGCTTTTACCAAGGTCTGCGTGACTTCGGTAAAGGTCGGGTTGGACACACCTTTTGCCGCACCTTCACCCACCACAGCGGCAGTCGGGTAAGCACCTAAGTTAGGAATCTTACGAGAAATGCCGGAAGCACCCCACGGTAAGTAGCGACATTCGTTGATATACGAGGGATACTTGGCTAGAAGGTTTAATAGTTCAGGAACGAACTCGCCAGGTACAATATACGAACCGCTTGCCGAACCCGCTTGTAAAGCGTCCTTATTGCCTGTATATTTAGCCGATTTCACTTTGGCAAGGAACGCCTTGATTTCGGCAGATTTGTTCTTACGGGCAGGAATAGCCGGATTAAAGGAAACATCGGCGGTGTTGGCCTTTTTCGTGGCTTCTTGCGCGTCGTGTTTGGCTTCGTCCGCACTCTTTTTGGCTTCTTCAGCCATAGCTTTGGCAGATTCGGCCATGTTCTTGGCTTCTTCTGCTACCGCTTTGAGTTCGTCCGCTACGGTTTTGGCTTCGGATGCCGCATTCAATACGCCATCCATTTTTTCGTTTAATTTCTCAAGCCCCATTTCAGGAACCTGAGCTTCTTGTTTGGTTACTGCTTGATTCATTAGTTATGCTCCTTTTGCCCTTCTTTATGGGCTTGATTTTGTTTAACTTCAAATTCTTTTAACTTCTCGTTCATACCCCACGCGGTAATCTTGTTATAGAGCGAGGTAATCATGCCGGATTTGGCTTGTTTATCTTCCGATTTGTCCGGCGCAGGTTGCTTGATTTCTTCCACGAGTGCGTTAGGGTCCGCAGGTACTGCCACGAGAGAGATTTCCATAATCTCTGCCAAGGTTAAGTGATCACGGTTATGCTCATCTTCGTAATGCCAAATACCACCAATGCTAACGGTCTTTAAGATGCCCTCTTGCACCAGTTGTTTGGCATGTAAGATTTCCGCAATATGTTCGCTCTTGGTAAACTCGGCCTCAAAGTATAGCCCTTTGACATCTTCGCGGATTTCCGTAACCTTTCCGGCAATAGAGCCGATGTTGGAGTTATGGTTTAACAAGAGAATCGGGTTTTTCTTAAACTCCGTTAGCTCGTAAACATACTCCCGATTAAACGGAGTAGGTACATCGCCGTATCGATCGGAAATATATTTATTGTTGGCGTATCCGCTAATACGGACTACACCATCGTTTTCGACAGCTTTGACTTCTGTAAGCTCAAAGTTTTTACTGCCCTTGAATACTTTTTCCATTAATAGTCCTCCACAATTGGGTACATGTCGCACAGACAATTGATATCCTGATCGGCCCTTCCAAACTGCCCAGGCGCATCCGCATAGCAATTGGCCTCTGCATTGTAAAATCGTTCATTTATCCCGACTTCCTGTCCATCCATTTCCTCGTGCCCTTTATGGTGGTCGCTCACTCCCATGGTGGCTATCCACCCTTTCTTGCTTACGAACGGAGTGCTTTTATAACTCTCTTTAGCGGCTTCACTCATGGTGGCCAACGTTTCCGTTTGGACTATGGTTCTAACTCTGCTGTAGACCGTTTCGGCATTGTTGGTTGTATCGCTCGGGTAGTATCCTTCTTCCGTAAAGAAAGCGAGCACAGCATCATTGATTTCGTCACTACTAACCCCATGCATAGTGAGTGTCCGGATGAGGTCATCTAACTGGTTGAATGTGGTGGCTTCTATACTTTCGGCCCAACGGAACGCATATGCTTCTACCCATTGTTGAACACGCGCATTTAAATCCTTGCGAGACATAAACTTGAAATCCTTTGTAGGCAGTAAACTTTGGATATAACTCTGCTCAAACGCTAAACCTGCATTGAATATGTTTGAGATAACGGGGGCTTTTAATACAAGGAGTTCTTTGACTTGTTTGTTTTGCCCACCGAGAGCAATTTTGTAATCCACAACCTTTCCTTTGTTGGCTTTTACCCATGCTTCAAGGGCATTGTGTTGGGCCACAAAGTGGACTTTCATTATGTCCCGTATTGCATTACCCAACTGCCCGAACAAGGCCACCTTATCGGCTTTGTGACGACGCATTTGGGCTGGAGTGGGCCTTACCAAGCGCACCTTTTTGGTATCTTTAACAGGGGCCTGTAGGTTTGAAAAAGCGGTCATCACCGGATCCGGAGCTTCATCACCACCCAGTACATCACTAAAGGGTAAATCTAAGGCACGTTTGACCTCGTTTATAGGGAACCGTTGAGCGAGTATCTGCATGGCCTGTGCTTTAGCAAGCCAATCCTGCTCTAGGGCCTTAACCTTTGAGAAATCGTATTCAAGGTACACACTCTCGTCTTTATAAAAGTCGCCTACTAAATGTTCGTTGAGTGCGTCCGACACGAGGGACATCATGGGAATAATGTTCGTCTCATAGAAAATCTTCTGCTGTTCCTTCGTGTTAAACTGCGGAGCATACTCAAACAGCCCTACCAATGCCGGAGGTACGCCCATAGTGGAGTAGATTTGTTGCTGTGCGAACCGTTGGCCCTCGGAAAACTCCATATCCTTATGAGAGGTCTTAAAGCTCTCATACTTGCCGCCTTGGGCTAAAATGGCTGTCCGGTGTGCCTTTATAGAGCCACTATGCAGGTCATTAAAAGCACGCAGAATCGTTTGTTGTTCTTCCGGTTTAAGGCGTACTGCTTCCGGAAAGGAAATAATACCACCCACGCTTGCACCGTTCTTAAAGTAGGCCAAGTTAAAGACCTTTGCGCTGTTCATTACATCTGCATCCAAGCCACAAAGTTTTACGCGACTTATACCCTTAAAAAGGTGTTCCGCATTACCCTCGTAGATATGGATAATATCCTCTAGGCCAAAGGGCACTTTACCATTGACGGTTTGGATATGATACCCTGCCGGATAACCTCTGCCATCATAGTCCGTAGAAACAGAGGGGGCCGGAATTGGAATAAGCATACTAGGCCGCCCTTGCAAGTCACGAGCGGTCTTTAATATGTATGCGTCCCCATGGATGAGCATATGGGCAATAAGTATCTGCTTAAAAATAGTCTCGTTAAAAAACGGAGACGGTTGGAATAACAAGTCAAGGAGAAGGTTTTCGCCTTTTTTAGTGTAGGGAATTTCCGTACCGTCTGCGTTCTTTAACTTTAGCTGACCGTTACAGGCCGCAGTAGCAATGGCGCGGATGTTGGCCACAAGAAAGTTATTCTTGCCCTTGAACTCCTCACTACCCGATAAGACATTCCAAAGGAGAGGTCTGTCTTCGGTATTGCCACTAAAGAGTTTCTTTTTTATCGTCGTAAAAATGTTCATATCGTTATAAAACTTGTCCCTGCGTGTTTATCGTAATACTGCACCGCATACCTAACTGCGGCTATAGCATCATCGTGCTGTTTGTTGGGCTCTATCTTATCCATTGGCTCGCCCATAGAATCCTGCTTCCATTGGTACTCACTAAACTCGCTCTGCAGGTTTTTACTGTCCGCGTGGATATAGATTTTGTAGCCCTTCACCACATTTATGCTCGTTACCACATCCGTCTTTACTGCACCGCGTATGTTGTAATCCGCATTCCACATCTCTCTAATCCGGTCGGGCTCTGCGCTATCGGCGATAATGTCCACCGTCTTGCTAACCCCTAGTGCGTTCATCAGATCCACTAACTCGCCATTGGTTTTGTGTCGCTCATAAAAGATTTCCTCTAAATAAACGGTTTTCTCTTTGAACTGACACTTAATAAGCGCACTTGGGTGGTTAAACCCAAAGTCCAAACCTAAAATCACATCATCGAAATGTTCCGGTCTTTCTTCGTCGGTAAATGTTTCCCAATTAGGAAATACCAACCCGCTTACGCCTGTCACTTCGCCCAAATACTCATTGCGGTAAGCACTCTCATCCGTTAACCGCAACTCTTCGGCTTCCACATATACCTGCTTGGGTAGCCACTCTTTCGGTACATCCAAATAAGTGCTATGTACCTGCAATTTATCCGCGCGTTTATGCTTGGCCTCTTTGTTAATCCAATGCTTAACTGATGCCGGAGGGTTGTACGAGTAGAAAATCCAAAACTTCTCGCTTGCCCTCATGACACTTTGGAGTGCCTTGCGGATTTCTTTCATACCGGAAAACTCGTCGGCTTCCTCAAACCATATGACCTTAAATGCGCCCTTGTGTA